GTGAATTAGCTTCCCAAATTGGGTAGAAGTGTAGTCCGATGGCATTGCTGCTCGGAACGACGGCTCCCGATATGATGTTGTTTCCATAGAGAAGGCTCCCTGCGACAGGTTCGCGGATGCCATCAATGTCAACTGGTGGGGCCGCAATGAATGCAATAATAAAGCAGATGGTGGCAGCCAATAGGCAAGGAACCATAAGTGTCCCAAACCACCCAACATAAAGACGGTTGTCGGTCGAAGTGACCCAGTTACAGAAAAGCTCCCAAGGATTATCTTGAGAGCGGGGTGCTGCAATTGCAGTTGTCATTTGAAGTTAGTTAAGTCGAGTTACCTTTACCCGTCCAACTCCAGAGCCAGTGAGACCGATGGCATCAGCCGCACCTTTACTGAGATCTAATCCTCTATTGGAATAATAGGGACCACGATCATTTACCCTCACAATGGCACACCTCTGAAAACATACCTTAAGGCGTGTTCCAAACGGGAGTGTCTTGTGCGCTGCAGTAAGGGATTGTTGATTAAAACGTTCTCCATTAGCTGTAAGGTTCCCGTGAAAACCAGGACCATACCATGAACTAATGACTGACAGAGTAGTTAGAATAGGAAGCATAATAATAAAGCAAAGAACTTTAATATTGCTTACTCCTACTAATCCGGCAATACACGCGCAGTATTGGCGGATCTACCAATACTAGTAACCCTTCTTAGTGGAGGGTTTTGTCTGCATCTTCTTACCAGTCTTTGATGCTGCCTTCTTAGCTGCAGCTTTACCAGCAGGAGTGTAGGGAAACTCCTTATTACCGACTTTAGGCATTAGAATACTCCAGGGATAATTTGACCAGTCAAGACATAAGCACCAATAGCAGCCACGAAACCAAGCATAGCAAGGCGACCATTGAGGAGTTCAGCACGTTCGTTATGAGGCACGGTGTAATCTTTATCAGTGTACATGGCGGGTTCTTTAGCGAAGATGTTAGTGTCGTTCATTAGGTGGGTCAGAATTGAATGTTGGATCGTTCCAGTTTATCTGCTACATCAGCACGATAAGCTGGGTCTCGATCATAACGTGGATCACTCATAGCAGCAACAAGTTCTGCTTGAGAGCGGAATGAATCAGATGTATTGCGTGGTGATTGACCAGTCAGTAGATCACCATCGTAACCAGTAGCATCTTGATAGCGTGCATTCAATGCTTGTACAGCAAAGAACATAGCAAGCGGATCACCACGATCCATCACTGTATCATACATACCAACCTCTTGTTCAGAGAGGTTCTGACTTGCCCATTGAATCATGCTTTGATACTCTTCAGTACCACCAACTGATGCTTGGATCTGTTCAATGTCACCAGCTGTAGCTTGTACTGTTTGAGCATTTCCTTTTTCAAGGAACATGTTAGCCACATCAACAGGGCTCATGCTCTCCACTTTACTAACAAGTTCTGGATCCCATTCACCAGTACGATAGGACTCCATGATGTAATCATAGAGATCCATCTCCTCGTTAGTTTCTTCTTCAACCTGTTCAGCCTCTTCGCTGGGTTGCTCTTGCTCTACATCTTCTTGTTTACCACTAAGGCGTTTCTGTAGTTCAAGGTAACCACGCTCTAGTTCTTCAGCTGAACGATACTTACCAGCCAATAGTTGGCTTTCTTGTTCAGCTAAACGTTCACCAACTTCCAGTGAATCGAGTTCTTCAGCAGACAGTTCACCATCTGCTAGTTCGGAGGGATTAATCGTAATTTCGTTTGCCATTTGCTGTGATAACGGTTAGATTTCCGAGGCCAATTGTCTCGACAAAATCGGGGGAACGACCGATGGTGGGTTCACCAATCTGACTGCGCTTCATGTAAGGCATTTCAGGCTTGGTTGTTTGCTCATCAACCTGGTCAACCGAAGGGACTTCCTCCGGGGATGTTTGTTTCTTGCTCGATCTCTGGGTTTTCGTTGGTGATTGTTTGTTCATTCAATTGATTCATCATTTGTGGATTTTTGGTGGGATCCATCAATGGAGCCTTAGCCATGTTAGGAGCCTGTCTGATGAGCTCCATCTCTTGTTCCTGTTGCTGCATACCAGCTTGCTCCTCTTGTACTTGACTCATTGATTTAACAAGGTTAAGTACATCAATACCTTGAGCAGCAGCAAGACGCTTCACTGCCTCATCTACATTAAGATAAGTAGCAAGTGCTTCAGGTCCAAGTGTTTGTGCAATAGTAGTGAAGAACTGAGTCAACGATTCCCTGTCCTGTCCCCTACCAAGTGCATTGATACCAGCAACAATAGTAGGTCGTACAAGATCTTTGGGAATCTTAGGAATGTCGTTGTTCTTTTGAAGTACAGAAAGCTTACGGTTAAGATAAGGCACAAGGAACTCAACAGTCAACAGGGAGAATAGTCCACCCAGCTGTTGCTCTAGTTCCATCTGTGTCATGCGTACCTCTTCTGCAGTAGTACGCTCACTGTTCCTTACATTCAGGATGAGGAATGCTTCACTCAACCTACGTTCAAGTACACTAGCCATCTCCATAGCAGTCCTGAAGTCAGCTGTCTTACCAACTTGTACAACACTGATATCATCAGGACGCCCCTGAATGATGGCTCCGTTGCCCGCAGAGGCTAGTGTCTGTGGCTTGGTAGTACTAGAGGGGGATACGGTAAAGACCACCTTAGCGGCGACTGCAGAGCCCTCTACGAGTGCTTGCATGAGAGCCTCCAAGGAGCGGAGATCACCAAGGAACTCCTCTACCCTACCTCTACCAAACGACTCACCATCTACTACATTAAACCTCAACACCAACCAAGGGTTAGCCTCAATAGGTGCCTTACCTTGTGAGCCAGGAATGATCTTATCGGCTACCTCTTGGTGCCAAATGAAGCGGTTATTATCCCGCCGTACATGTGTGTAAACATCTACATCCTCATCATTCTCAGAACCCTCCTCACCTGGTGCATTAACAGGAAGGATTGTATTAAGAATGGGGGCAAGTAGTTTACGACTGATGCGTTCTCGTGTGACGATCTCTAAGACCTCACCGTTACCATCTCTATCTACGACATACCTATTCAATGGGTATAGCTTAAGCCCCTTAGGACCCATGTAGATCAACGCATTACCACCAACAACCAAATGCTTGAGTGCTTGGTGTACTGTAACGCGATCACTAGATGCCGCTATAATTTCCATCACTGACCTCTCCATCTTAGCGAAGGAAATGTCTAGGTCTGAACGTGCTTCTGCAGGTAGGTCTACACCGATCTTTGAATCATCGATCTGTAGCTTAAAGAAACTGGTTTGAGGAGGCAGTAGAGCTAGCATCAATTTAGATGCCAGAGTGACTACCCCCTTTGCGCCAACACTTTGCCATGGTGTAACCAACCTCAGGTTAGTTGACCTACCTACATCATCATCCTCTTGGATCAAGGTAGGTAGTGTCAACTCAGAGCACTGTACAGCTGTATCGAGAAACGTGGAACGATATTTACTTAGATAGTCGTACCGTGATTTAGCTGTCATTGTTATTAATTGTTATTAAGTTCCGTATCTCCAACTACCAGTTGGGGCGATACGTTGTGATGCAAGTCCTTGTGCTTTACTTCCAGCACGCTTACGGCTACTCCTTCTTGTTTTAAATCCAGTAGCCCAGTTGGAAAGCTCTTCTCCGACACTAGGCATGTTGATGTTAATCTCAGGTTCAGGCAATGGTTCGTCCATCATCGGAGGCATGTAATCACTCATTGGTGAAGTAGTTGCAGTAGTGCCCATGTCAGTACCCATGTCAGCAGCACCTCCACGGCCACGGCCACGGCGTCCACGCTTACCTTTACCTTTACCCCTGCCACGGATGTTCATGCCACCAGTGCCTGTACCCATACCAAGGGGGTTGCCACTACCACGACGTGATTCAATGAGAGGCATCGTTTCACCATCAAGTTCGTAAGTACCAGAATACATTTGACCCTTACTTGGTTTAACATTACGAATACCTGACAGGCCATCACCGCCAGTCATCATATCCATGAATTTATTGGAACCTGATTCATTGTAGGCACGGTTGGATCGGTTAACAGCACCTGCACCAAGGGAGAACCCACTACCCAAAGCCTTGCTCAGTACTTTATCGTAGTCCTGACCAGTAGCACGGGAGATCCTACCTGCTTCACGAGAACCAAGCACATTATCACCACCGATACGCAGCCCACCCATGATGGACTTCACACCACTGTAGTCCTTCTTAGCGGGAGTAGCACTAGGAGCAGCAGCAGACGCAGCAGGTTGTGCCCCAGCTGCAGCACCAAGATTACCTGCATCGTATTGACGTGCAGCCCATTCAATGTCTGCCCTTGATCCGCCCATTTGGCCACCAGTAAAGGCCTTATGCTTATACCAATCTTTTATAAAGTTGACGGAATTGTACTGTGGTCCGTCGTACTCGCTTAGGCCAGCAGCCCATCCACCACCACCTGTAGCAGGATCATACCCCTGATTACCAGGCACCATTAATCCTGGAATATATCGTGCTGCAACAGGAGGAGGATTATTCTTGAATGCCTCTGGATATGGTGCCTGCTGTACTGGTGCTGCAGCTGCAGTACGATTGGTATTCATAGGCGATGCACTTCTTGATGGCATACGCCTTGACTGTTGCCTGTTGTTTCGATTTCTAGGAGCCATTGTTCTCTTCGTTAAGTCGGTGTTGAATCCACTCTACCACAGAACGTTGGCCAGAGCGGTACATTATTTGTGAGTGTGAGTCATCCGGGTGGGGATTAGTTGGTGGAAAATTCTCCTCTAACTGTTGGAGAAGAGAAGTAAACTGGAGACCATGGGTCTCAAGCATATTCAGAGAGATAGGTGATTGCATTTTGCAGTGTGTTGGTATTATCCTTTGCTTTTCCTAGCATCATGTTGCAAGGGTTACAGAGTATTCCACGTACCACACCGGAAGAATGACAGTGATCAACAACAAAACCGCTACCTCTGCTCATTCTTTCTGGACTATCTGTGCCACATAACGCGCAACCTTCACCTTGCATTAACCACATGTGGTAGTAAATGGCTGGTGTTATCTGATAACGACGTTTTAGGTTGTCAGCGAACCTATACTCAGGTGTACGAGAGTTAGGCGTACTGCGGGAGGTTGGGGTTTGCATGTTCAAAAAAGGCAGGCATACGAGCTCGTTTTGTATCAGAAAGTTCTGGTGCCTTACCCTGATACATCAAAGCATCACTCTGATCCAGCCAAAATTTTTTGTTCAAATATTTATTGGGATTAGTCGTACTAAGGGGTTGCATCACCCAGTTGATAGTTGCCTTACGCAATTTATCAAGAGAAGGACTGATATCAAGCCCCAACTCACGACAAACAAGGCTATTGGTAGCAACGTGAACCTGTTCATCACGGCTTATGTCAGCTGATACGGTGCGGAGACCAGCGTCACCATTAAAGCGAAAGAATGGTAATAGTACGAAGAAAATCGCACGCTCGGCCACCAATGCTTTGAGGACTGTGTGATCAGGATGCGCCGTCCAAGCATCTCGGAGCCTCTTCGCTTCCTCCTCAGCTTGAGTATCAGTGCCGATAGCATTGGCAATGTAACCGAGAGCCAAGTCGTGTTTTTCTTCGTCTTGGACATTAGATCGGAGTAGGTCTGCCGATAAAGCTGGAACTTCACTAAGTGCCTCAGAGATGAAGTCTCCGACGGGAAGTTCCATATGCCGCATGGCAAGTGCTCTAAAGATAGCTTCCTCAGAACCTTCATTCAGTTTACCAGCAGTTGTTTGTACAGGAGTCCAGGTACGTTTACGATTAAATAGTTTTTGATAAGGGTTCATTCGCCGCAATTACAATCAGGAGCAGGGTCATTAAGAATAGACTCCAGGTAATCATCGACTTCAGCTTCGTCCAGTGCTGCATATGCGCTGGATTTATCCTGAACGTCTCCCATCACTTGGAGTGAGTAGTAAAGAGATGTTTGGGGGCTATCCAGCCACTCCTCAATGAATGCCTCATCATAGGTGACCACATCGGACCAGCTATTGAATGAGTAACCATGAAGAAGTCCCGTTTTATCGAGCATACGAACGATTTCATCCGTTACTCGCTTATAATTCTCCCAGCCAACTTCAGATGCGATCTCAACAGGACCGTAATCAAAGCTCTGGACGCCAAACGTACCGCTATCACGGTCCACTTGACGGGCAATAGGAGGGGCGATCTCAGGACAGGTAGTGTACCCATCGAGATCAGTATAACGATAACTACAAGAGGCAGTAGGTGCAATGGCAAATGCTCGATCCATATTATTGGTGCGAGCTGTATGGGCTGATGCAACTACACCAGCGTTGATCTCAGCTGCAAGGATGTGAGCAGGTGTCTGTGCCATCAACCCATCATTGATATCCTTGAGAGCCTTACCAAATGCCTCATAGGTTACGTTGTAGCGTCGGAGAAGGTTGGCAAGTCCCAACATTCCGAGACCGACTTGGCGATCAGTGATTGAAGGTAGGTATTCTCCGCTTTCTCCAACATTTGTTTTGCCGTGTAGGTTGCACAGTTCGGACATTCCGTGAACAAACGCACTTTGAATGTCATTGAGTTCGCATCCGCCGAGGTTAACATGTTGAAGTAGACAGGTGCCCCGGCTTGGGAGGTACACTTCCAGGCATACGTTACCCCGGATTCGATTTCCATTTTTGTCTACCTTAGTTTTGTTGAGCCAAATGTCACCACGCTTGATGCCGTCAATCAAAGCTTGTTTAACTTCTTGTGTGGTTTCTTCCCACCAGTGTTGGTTAATGTTGACGCAACGCTTGATCCAAGGAAGATCACTACGGCTAGCAGTGATAAACTCAAGCACATCAGGATGACTGAGATCAAGATGACATACAACAGCTCCATTTTTATAAACACCGCCCCGCCTCAGGATTTCATTGAGGGTGGAGTAGATTTTCGCGAAGGATACAGGGCCGCTTGCAACAAGACCAGAGTTATTTTCTGATCCACGGGGTCGAAGCTTGGAAAGATGGACTGCAACTCCTGCACCATATCGGAGAGCGTGTGAGACAAATCGCCAAGATGCTTCGATTCCATTTGGACCTTCCATGGTGTCTTCAACTACGAAGACAGTACAGCTCACAGGTAGACGAGATGTTGGATCATCAATCCAACTTTGCACACGACCAGTGCGAGCAATAAGTTCTTTGGTGGTACTAGACATTATTAAACAAGATCAGTAAGGTTTGGTGGTTGATAGTTAGGACCTTTGAGTACCTTCCTATCTGCACGGTAGACAGGTTTACCGTCTTCCCCAAGCTTAGACATATTGCTTAGGTGTACTCGATTGAGTGCTTCATCTAGATCCCAACCAAGATTCTCTGCATACTGGTAGCAGACATAGACAAGATCAGCTAGTTCCTTAAGGGCATCGGTAGCGTTAACTACGTACCCTTTGATGAGCTGGTTCTCAGCATCAAGGAACTCCTTGAACTCCTCAACGATCAAAGTCCGCTGCAAAGTCCGTGAAGCTGGCGTCGTACTGTTCGTCACTTGGAAACCAGCTCTGAACTCCTTCGCTTGTTGGCTGATGAAGGATTTCGTTGTCGAGTTCATTCTGTAAATAGTGGATAGCTTTAGTAAGATCTTGAATGTATGAGTCTGTCATACTTTTACCATCAGTACCTTTGTAACCTGCACGGCAGATGTACTTGATGGCATTACCAAGGTGGAAGTTCAGCTCTTGGTCTCGGATGAAGTCCCAAACTTCAATGTTTCCTCGTTTGTAGTAGGTTGGGTTTGCGGAATTGGGGTGGGCCATTTCTTAATTAAATTAGATACGGTATTGCAGAGAGTAAAGTTCTGACGTTGTAAAGCCATGAAGATAGTAATAACATCCTCTAGCTTTGTGTCTGGATCACGCAGTGCATTCTCAATCTGTTTCAGCTTGAACTGCTGTTCCATTGTAAGCTCAATTACTGGAGCTGGGAGACCATAATCTTGGTTCTTGATTGGTGAAATCATAATCAGTTACTTGTAAGATCTTAGCAAGCCTAGCATTCGTTAGTGCAACATCCTCACTAAAATCTTTCTCAGCAAAGGCTTTCACAACAGTGTCCCAAGTATAACCTTCCTTCTCAAACAAAGCAACAGCACGTTTGATACCAATACCAGGCACACCAGCATAACCATCAGTTTGATCACCTGCCATTGTTTGGATGAGGTGCCATCTACGGCCCTCCTCAGGCTCTACAGTGATCACTCCATCCGTTAGGTCATACAGGTCCCCAGGGATCTGCCGCATGTCCTTATCGGGGCTACAAACGATGTGTCCGGGCTCTTTGGTGGCATAGATACCAATAGCATCATCAGCCTCCAGTGTAGGCATCACAACAACGTGGTAGTC